CCAGCCACGCCCCTGTTTATGGACGCGGTCATGCCCAGCCTGTCTGACGGGCGAAGTGACCGCTATTAACGGCCCAGGATTTACACCTACACACGGTCGCGCGGCCGTGACGCCTCGATGTGATCGAAATACTTCAGTTTTGTTTCGTGTCCATCCAGATCTGTCGCGCCAGTTCCCTAGCGGTCCAGCGCAGTTTCTGTTCGACTGTTTCCATGCGTAGCCCGCGCGCTTCGCCCAGGACGACAACACGCGACAACAGGCGTAGACACTTTTCCAGTGCGTCCAGTTTCTTCATCACATCATCCACGCCAACACCACCCCCAGAACGAACACGACGACGAACGGGACCGCGCGTTTCATGCCTTCAGCCTTTCGATCACCTTCGACGCCTGCTGTGGCGTCATCTCACCCAGCGGCATAGTTTTACCGCATACCTGGGCGATGATTTCTTCGACTTCTTCCGGGGGCCGCGATTTCGTCAGCGCCTTGATGTAGTTCTGCTGTTTCTGTGACGCCCAGGGAATGTCTTCTTCGACCGGGACGGGCTGTAGTCGGACGACTTTCGCCATTTCTTCACGCGAAGCGCGCCGCGAAGGATCAGCACCAGCCAGGCCCGCGTTCGCCAGGGCGCGGCCAACAGAACTGGTTTCACAGTTGGCCAGGTGCGAAGTCCTGTTCACCATTCCTTCGCCGCGTGTTTCTTCTTCCCATCCTGTCGCGATCAGGATTTCGTTCGCGTACAGTTCGGCACGAAACACACATCGCTGGTCGCTGTAGTGGACCAGGTGTGTGACGACGCGCGGTGTGATGTTCTGCTGGTGGCACTGTTCCAGCCATCGAGACAGTCGGACCGCGACTGGTTCGTAGTCGTCCAGGTTAAATGGCATCGCGTACCCGCCATACGATTGCGTCATTTCCGGACACTGTAGGACGCACCAGGCCGCTGTCCTCGACTAGCCCGTCACGCACCAGGGACACGCGCGTCGGGCGTACCGTGTTTCCTGAGATGCGCAGGGCGCGTTCGATTTCTTCGTCAGTCGCGCCGCCGCATGACGCCAGGTAGTCGTACAGGCGGGCGCGTTTTGTGCCTGTTTTTGGTAGCGCTCGAAGTGCGGCCTTTAGGGATGTTTCCTGTGGTTCGCGCGCCACGATCACTACATTCCGTTCGATGACTTCGCGTTCCTGTATTCCGGCCAGGCCGATGACCTGCTGAAACATTGCCAGCTGTGGGTTCATACTTCGCCGCCTAGCTCGACGATCGCAGCTGTGACCACATCGGCGTAGTGGTCCTGGCTCGACAGCTGAAAGTCGACGCGCATAGTTTTTAGTTGGCGGATTAGCCAGGTTTCTTTTTTGGGCGTCAGGATCTGGTTCGCCAGGTCCATGATCGCGGCCTGATGTTTCAGCATCGCGTTTTGTGCTGCGATTTGTCGATCGATTTCAGCCATGATTTCTTTTCGGGTCCCTTCTGTAAGACCTGGTTCTGGGAAGATGTCAGTCATTCGCCGTTCGCCAGGGTATCCATCCGCTGTTATGGTGTATCGCTCGCGCAGCCCGAAGGTTCGTCATCGGATCCCACAGGTCGTCGCAGTGTGCGACGATACCATGAGCCTGTAGCCATCCCTGCGACCAGTACTTCGACGGTCGACACCAGAACCCGTTAATCTGCGTCAGGCCGTAGGATCCGCCGTTCGGGTCTTTCGGGTTAAACACTTCCGGCTGACAGCGACTTTCACGCCAGACCACTTTCATCAGCGTTTCGATGTCCCAGTCGGACCAGCCCGCCTGGTACGCATACAGCGGGACGCTGTCGCAGCCCGCCCAGGCCGGAAACACGGTCGTCGTCGTCGTGCTGGTCGTCGGGACGACGATCGGGTCGTCGACGAACACGGTCGCCGGGACGATTTCGGGCGCCTGGTAGAAGTTGACATTTGCGCCGGACACGGTGAACACGCCCCAGGCGGCCGCCGTGATCGCTGCCAGTGTTTTCATTACTGCGTAGGTCATAGGTGTTCCAGTTGGTAGGGGACGCCCCAGGTATCGTCGATCAGGGTCTTAAACGCCAGCTGGGAATGTAGGACCTGGCGGCTATCTGGGTCGCGAAAGATCTGGACCATGACGCGCTGGCCGTTATCCAGGGTCGTCATAAAGACTTCGTAAATAAATGCTCGCGGTTCGTTCATAGCTTCCCTTCTGTAGGAACTGGGTTCGACCCTAACGGACCGCTGTTAGGCGGGTGTGGATGGCGCCGGGGGCGCTTCCAGGACGCCCTGGGGGATGCGATCGCCGGGGAAGTAGAACCAGTGCCAGGGTTCCTGGGGCATGACTTCCAGGGACCAGCCGTAGCGTGGTGCGTTTTCGCACATCCAGCGCCAGGTCGTCGGATCGCCAGTGTCGGCATAGTCGCAGGCCAGGCCCAGGTTATGTCGACTACTACCGGGGGCGGCCAGGGGCGCGTTCCCAGGCTTTAGGTACCATTTCACGCCTTGCCAGGTGCGTGTAGATGCCCCGGGGATGGGTTCGCGCTGATACCGGGCGCGGAACGCGGCGGTCTGGGATGCCAGGCTGCGATAGGTGTCCCCGGCGCTGATCGGTCGCAGTAGAACGCCCTGGGCGCGAGCTGCGCGCCGCATGACCTGATACGACAGCGCCGCCTTGTGGTACAGGCGGCCGAAGGGTCGAATGTCGGTCAGCAGGCTGTCGGGCAGTTCGCCTGGTTTGACGGTCAGTAGTTCGTCCGGAACCCGTAATCGCATAATCGGCGGCACTGGGACCGCCGACCCGCTATTTTTTCGAGCGTCCGAACGCTGGGTCATTTGGGTTCAGCCATCGGATCAGCGGTGGAACGAACGCAGCTGTGAACGCTGCTAACACATCTCGCCATGTGACATTTGCGGGGTTTGCGATGTACACGGCGAGCGCCGCGCTGATCGCACTTCTTAAGTACGACGAAAGCATGGCGCGGTCTTTAGGGGTCATTCGTGGCCTTCGATGTGGGTGTCGATTTTGTGTTCGATGCGTCCCAGCGTTTTATGTACTTCGCCGTGATCGACCCGGTTATCGCGCGATAGTTTTCCGATCATCGCCACGACTACAGCAAACCCGCCTGTGATTAACGCGACAGCCACTTCAGTTCCCACCGTGACCGTAGCGTCATTCTGTTTCGGGTTCGGGATCTGGTGGTGGTGGCGGCACGATGACGACACCGTCGATTACTTCCCAGCCAATAGCGGCTGGATGTTCTGGTGTGTATTCGATGAGATGTGTCGGGTCAGTGTTGACCCAGTCAGGGGCGACTACTTCGACATTCACGACGACGCCTTTTGTGGTGTCGGGTTCGACTATTGCGACAGTTCGTTCAGCCATGTCTAAACCTGATACTCGATCCACACATAACCAGATCCGCCTGCCGCGCCATCAGTGCCAGCAGTTCCACCAGCACCGACTGTAATGGTGATACTCGCAGCTGGTGTGACTGCGCCACCAGCAACGACATACGCGCCGTTTCCTGCTTTAGTGGTTTGTCCACCACTATTTACGCCAGGGTCAGACTGCGAACTACGCCAGGCACCTTCACCGCTATTAGCAACACCGGCAACATTTACATTTAGGTACGCATACCCGTTTACTGTTGTAGCCGAGTTTCCGCCTGTTGCCGTTATTGTGCCGCCTGAGAACGCCACCGAACTATTACCGCCTGCGCCTGCGCCCGAGTTTCGAGCCGTACCGCCACCACCGCCCCGAATGTGGGCGATCGCATAAGTGACACCAGCTGGAACAGTCCAGGTCCCTGACGCGGTAAAGGCTGCCACATTTGTCACGCTTCCTAGATTAGCCCAGGCGGACCCGTCATAGTACTGAACCTTGTTCGTATCTTCGAGATAACATAGCTGGCCCTCAGCCAGTGTTTTTTCACCTGATCCGCCGAACGCAGCGTCCCGGTCGGTGGTGTTGGCGAACACGGGGACGCCTGTTCGGGCGCTGGTGTTTAGTTGTGCGGCTGTAAGTACTTGTCCCGCGGTAAATGTTGGGACTGTGGTCTGTGCGTTCGCGCCCATACGCCTATCCTAAGACATTTTCGGCGTCGATGATGCCATAGGTGACATCATCCAGGATCAGTTCGTAGACCACAGTGGTCGGGGCCGTGAAGTACATGATCGAATGGCCGCGCAGGACGGACAGTTCGTGTTCGATGCCTTCGATGGACAGTTCCTGGGCGATCTGGTTTCCAGCGATGGTCTTTTCGATGCTGATGGTGTCCCCGATGTCGACGGTCGCGAGCGTGTCGCGCTGCCCGCTGGTCAGCATTAGAAAGTCGGTCCCGACAGCTGTGAAACGGGGTTCGGGCTGTGGTTCCAGCAGGTAATCGGCCAGGTCGTCGATTTGACCCTGGATGTGTAGAAGGCTGTTTCCGATGCTTTCCGCCTGAATGAAGTAGGCGGCCTGGGATGCCGGGTCGTCGGCGGTGCTGGTCTTTCCGTCCAGCCCGGTCACGACCGCCCTGTTGACGACCTGGTCGGCCTCGAAGCTGATCCCTAGTTCGTTATAGGGAATGTTCGTTCCGTCGTCGTGAAAGGCTGCGACTGGCCCGGACAGGCTGGTTCCGACGCGGGGCTGAAACACCAGGACGCCTGATCGGTCGATGAATAGGCGACCCTGTTCGGCCTGGTTGATTTGTCCCAGGTACGCCAGGACATTCGTTCCAGCTGGGACGGTGTAGGCGCTGTCGTGGCCCAGGTCGACGGTCCCGGTGTCGATGTCGCGCGCGGCGCCGCCCGGATAGTCCACTTCGGGCAGGTCTAGGACTGTTTCGATGCGTTCCCCGGATGTTTCGGCGGTGACATTTAGTTCGTCCATGATGGTCTGGGCGAGCAGATAGAAACGGTCGACACAGTACACGGTGACGGTGTCCAGGCCGCCCAGGGCGAAGTTGTAGTCGTAGTTCACGATGTAGCCCTGGAACAGCGACTGGGCGGTATTCGTGGCGTCGTAGCGGATTAGTTTCACCTGTCGCATGGGGGCCAGTCCAGGGATCCCCTGGGCCTGGTCGTAGTAAGGGTTTGATGGGCTGTCATCGAATGGGTTAAACACGCCCTGGGCCAGTGTGTCGTTAAGCGTGAATGACATCTGTCCAGCTGCGAACTGGTCGCCCTGGTCGCGTCGACCGCGTTTCACATTGACGCCGATAGTTCCGTCCATGACCGACGCGAACGCTGTCGTCCCGTCCAGGACATAGCTGGTGTTATCTAGAACGCCTTTTACTGGGTCGTCCAGCGTGAAACTGTCGACCAGGAACCCGACATCGACCAGCAGGTCGTAATCACCGCTGTCGACGACGCTAAAGCCAGCCATCAGGCGACCTGAATGTTGGCGGGGCCGCCTGTCCTGTTGTAGGCGCGGATGGCGTTAATGACCGCCTGACCGATTTCGGCGCTGGTTGCCAGGCCCCCGGTGACATTGACGGTCACATTTCCGAACCCAGATCCGCGATCTAGCGGGACGACCGCTTCGGGTCCGGCTTCACCGACGACCGCTAGGGTCGCGCTGCGAACGATGCCGCCTTCGGCCAGCATCGGGATTTTCGGGACGCTGAACCCTTTTCCGCCCAGGCCGGGAACCCAGCTGGGAAACTCGAATGACAGTTTACCGATGGTGTTATTCCATAGTCGGGCGATCGTGTTAAAGATGTTTTTGTAGATGTTTAGGACGCCCTGGACATAGTCGCCTAGGAAGTCCAGTGACGCGCTGACGCCTTTCTTGATGGCCTGGAACACGGTGTCGACTACTTTTCGGACCCCGTCGAACTTAAAGTACAGCGCGGTCAGGATGGCGATAAATGCGACGACTGCCAGGATGACGATCGTGATCGGGTTCGCGGCCAGTAGTGCGTTCCATGCGAGAGTCAGACCGTTGACGATGGTCTGAATCGCGGTCCAGGCTTTCATAGCGAAGTTCAGTGTCAGGATGACGGTCGCCAGGCCGCCGATAACCCCGGCGATGATTAGGACCAGTTTTGTGTTTTCTTGTAGCCATGATGCGAAGTCGACGAAATAGGGGATGATGGCGGCGACAACTGGCAGTAGTGCGGCGCCGATGCTTTCTTTCGCTTCGCCCATCTGAATCGACAGGTTTTTCATCTGTCCGGCTGCCGTGTTCGCTGCGTCGGTAGCGGCGCCCCCGGTAGTCCCGGCCAGCATTTCCATTACCGTGTTAAAGTCCGCGCCTTCTTTGATGACTGGGATCAGGCTGGCGTCGAGCGCCTTTAGGCCCTTCATGTTTCCGTTGTACGCTTTCGACAGTGCGTCGGTGACGGTCGACAAATCGTTCCCGGTCGACGCGGCAATGTCCATCGCCTGCGCTAACAGTTCCTGACCGTATTCCAGCGACCCGGTCGACTGGACAAGTGTCGCCAGGGCCGGGCGTAGTTCGTCGTCAGCGGTCGCTGTTGCCTTTGACAGCGTCGTAATGAACTTTTCATTAGCGGCGATCTGTTCATCAGTTGCCAGGCTGGATCGTCGGATGACGCCTTCCAGCTGCGACTGTGCGGCGGCATCTTCCATCGCCGCTTTTGTGGCATCGCCCAGGGCGACCGCCAGACCGCCGATCGCCGCAGCTGCGGGAAGTGCTGCCTTCTTTATGGCGAACGCCGATTTAGCGCCTACGCCTTCGAGCTGCTGGAACTCTTTAACGGCCTTATCTAGACCTTTACTGTCGAAGTCGCTGATGATGGGGATTCTGATCGCCATTACATCACCAGCCTTTTCCCGATCGTGTCCATTAGTTCTTCCACTAAGTCAACCATGTTCCGTTCCACCGCGTCAGCGTTTCGTTCATAGGTCGGCCACATGACGCGCGACGGTGGCCCGAACTGGGCCGTGATCGCGTCGACGAACCTGGCGCCCTGGGGCGACTGCCCGCCAGCCTTGCCCGCCATGTCGATTATCGACGCGGCCGGGTCTTTCTGAATGATGACGATGGTCCCCTGGTTTCGTTTCCCGGTGTCGATCTTCAGGCCGACCGCTTTCTGTGCGGCGGCCCGGTCATAGGGGAACTTTTTATTTCCGCGCTGTGTCCAGGAACGCGACATCCCCGACAGATACTTGTTCGGATAGGCGTTTTTAATCGCGTCGGTCGCAGGTTTGACGACTTCTTTAGCCTTTTTATTTAGGTCTTTACGCAGCTGCGGATCCAGTTCGCGTAGTTCCTTCAGCGCTTCCTTTACGCCGAACACCTGGATCGTCGTGTCGGTCGTCATCGTTTTTTGTTCGCTTCGTTTAGTACGCGAAGCACCGTGACCAGGTCGCGCGTATCGAATGGGATTTCATGCGGCCAGAACCCGGTCGCCGCCAGCACTTCGGCTAGCTGGCGTCGGAAACTGCCGCGTCCGTAGGGTTTGGATCGGTCTGGTCGACTGCGACGATTTCCATGTCGGGATGTGCCGCCAGCCATTCCTTCCAGGTGGGTTCTTTGACCAGGCGGCCGGACTGTTTCCACATAAAGAACGCCCAGGACACCATGTCGGAAACGCCGATCCCGCGACCGTCCGTCGCTTTCCTGTTTTCGGTGCGTTCCCATTCGGTGATACATAGAAGGTTCGTGATGACTTCCACCGGGTCCTGTTCGACGCCGCTGATCCGTAGTTTGATTTTCATCCTTCTGTCCCT